GAATGGCCTTGCCCTTTGCATGGGCCTTCAGCCTAGCCACAGCCCAAGCATGTGCCGACATCCCGGGTTTACTGCCTGATGAATAATAGGCCCCCAACCCACGTCTATAAATCTTGTTGGCCCGTGCAGCTCCGAACATATCTTGATATTTTTTTGGTGCCGCCATTACCTTCCGCTCCTTTCCTTGCTGATCCTGTCCATCATGGCCGGCGTCAGCATGCCCATGCGGTACAGCCGGCGGGTGCGTTTGATCTCGGCCCTGGTCTTGTCCGGGTTTTTAGATCCGCGCACATACTTCGATGGCAGACCAGACTTCTTGTCCTTTGGAACAGCCTTGAACTTTCTTTTCATACCGGCACCTCAATCAAAGCTAGACGTTCAGAAATACGTTTGGCCCGGTTGGGGGTTTGCTTTGCCCATCGGCTCCGCAAAATCTCTTCGCTCATCTCCGACCACATATGCTGATTGGCATAGCCGATAGATTTTTTGAATTTGCTGAAGGTTGGGCGGCCGAGCTGATAACACATATTGGCCAGGCACAACTGGGCCTCTTCAGGAAAGCCATCAAAGTCTTCGAAGATGATGCGGCAGTCATCAATCGTCATCTGGATATCAGCATTGAAACATTCGGTAACCCGCTCCGGTGATACCGCTGTGCCGATTGGCTGGTTGTATTCGGGGTCTGATTCCAAGACCAAATGGCCCACACCCAGCGTAAGCTTCATTTCTGAGCATAGGTATGTTTCAAATCTGACCCCTTCGTCTGCCTCTAAATCTTCACGCAGCTTGTCGATGTTCATTTGGTTAAACCTTTCTGCTTCTCATAGGTGCGGAGCGATCCGATGCCGAGCATGCCGCCAAGGACTGTGAGAAGCGTACCCATGTCGAACTCTGGCAGATCAGGCATATCCATGCCGGCGAACGCTACGCCGAACACAATCAAGTCTTTCAGGATGAAGTGGTACGCAAAAGCTAGCGCACACACCCATCCCACCGCTGGCCTCCACCCCCCTTTGAACAGAGAGCCAGAAGCTGCTTCGGCCTTGTTGATTTCAAGCTGGGCCAGCACTTGTTCCTGGGCATGTTTGGCACCCATCGTCGCAATCTCATGGGCAAGCTTTGCCTTCTGGTCTTTGTCTTCAATGAACTTATCTAGCAGCCCAGTGACCGGGCCAATCAGCGCCTGTATCATTCGTATATCCTTTCCTCTTCAGGATCGACCTGGCGCGGTACGCAGTAGGCGGTCACGCGATCTGCCGGGTCGAGATAGTCCATCGATCCATAGCTGCCGTGCCGCCGGCTGACAGCCGACGCAAAGTAGTTGCAGCGTTCGATCGACCAGAACATCATGTTGCCGCTCTCCAAACGCCGTGCATCGCCAGTTCCGAGATAGACCAACAAGAGGAAAACATCAGCCACACCGCTAGCTTTTCTCCGAGTTTAGCCAGACCGCCAGCGACCCCGTGGCGGCACCAGTGACCACCGAAATGAGGGCGGCCCTTTCAGCAGTGGTTTCCTCAACGGACAGACCGGTGAACCAAAGAATGCAGTAGATATAGACGCCGGTAAAAACCAGCATCATGAATCGAGGCAGTATCTTCAGCTCCAGCATTTTCCGGGCAATGTCTTCAACTGTCATTTCTGGCTGTCCCTGATGGCTTTTAATGTCTCTTGAATTGTAATGTCCTTGCGTGCTTTCGGATCGTACTTGCATTGGTACTCGCTGGGGATGAACTCCAGGTAATCGAAAAACTGGCTTTCAATTGTGTTGTTCTGGCCTCGGAAGATGCAAAGGGTTTGCCGGTCTTCGAGCTTTTCGCACTTCACTTTGCGGCACGTTGTCATTTGTTCTGTCGGTTGTGCAAACGCGCCTCTGATCCACAATCCCCAGATGACGACGCCAATCAGGCCGGCGATAATGATGAAGGCAACTCCAAAGTTGCCAGCTTGCTCCAGCATCTTTTTGCGTCGTTTGATTGCTTTCGCTCTTGCCTTGGCCCGGCCGTCTTTGGCCTCTTCACAGAATTTCTGGTAGTCCCGCCACAGACCTGGGCGGCCCGACAGGATTAGCATTTGCTTGATTTCAGCTTCGCGCTGTTTGATCTCCTCTAGGGCTAGAAATTCTTGTAGGTCATTACCGCCTACGCCCCTTGCACGCTTTTGATTTCCACGGCGCTGCAACTCTTCTTTTGCAGACATCAGATCGCCAATTGCCTTGCCGGCGCGCATGATGTCGCCAGAGTTTTGCACCGTTTTTTTTATGATTGCGAAGGCCGCATTGGCCGCCGCCAGCTCGGCAAGCACAACTCACTCCCTCGCAAGAGCGCGATCCAGCTTGTCCTCCAGTCTTTGAAGGGAACCGTGGATGGCGTTCATGTCATCGCGCATATCCGACCTGGTGGCGTAGATCACCCGCGTGTCCTGCAACAACAGATCCAGTCGTTTGATCTCCGAGCTTTGACTGCGAATATAAAAGCCGCCAGCCATCACCAGGATGCCGATCAGTGTGTCAACGATATGCGTCAGGTCCATGTTACTTCTTCTTCGCCGCCTTCTTGGCCGGCGCTTTTTTGACAGCCTTTGGAGCTGGTGCCGCTGCCTTGGGCTTCAGCTTCGGGTTCAGGTCATAAAGATGGGGCATGAAGGTTCTCCCTAGCTTGTTCAATAACTGTTTCATGCGTTTGATCATTGTACAGTCCTACTAAAAAATTAGACACTCTGTGCATCCATTGCTTGCTGGAACGCTGTCTTTACACTATCGCTCCACACGGCGTTGCAGATGCCCTGCACCTCAGTGCTTTCGGCAGAGATGTCTGTGTCAGCCCAAGTGCCGCTTGCTTTAGTGCTGGGCTGCAACACATGCCGATGAAAGCTGCGGCTAATTTCAACGCCGTCTCTCTTGATGACGGTTGCGGTTCGCACCTGAACACTGGTGCCGTTAATCACCTCGATTTTATCTTGTTCTGTTGTTTCAGTAAGTGTGGCCATTTTTATCTCCTATGGATGGACTGTCCGACCCGCACCTCCGGTGGGGTTACACTGAAATGTAAACGCCAGCAAAAATTAATGTTTTGCCTGACATATCCGCATTTTTTACGTTGTTGCCGTCATGCAATCGCAAATCCATATCTGTGGTTGTATTGCCTTTGAGGATGGTAAAGCTACTGCCCTTATCAGAATATCCGACAGTAAACGCTCCATAGGCGTTAGACGGTTGTGTGCCAGCAAACGGAAGCCCCGCTATATTCGCATTACCGCTTGTGTCACTGTTTGTGGGGAAAACTATATATGCCTGTACTGCTACAAGGGTTCCTATTTTACGATATTTGGCAAAGTTGTTGGTAATCGTTATGCCGTTACCTGTTGGCGTCCAGTCGCCTTCTTCATAATCATCCAGCAAATTAGCCGACGCAGTGCCGCCAAGAAAAATGCCACCTTCGTTTACTATTCTTCCTGCGGTTGCAACACGAATGTCACCACCGCTTTCAATGCGTAGGCGTTCGGAGCCAGCCGTGTTGAAACTTAAATCTGTGTTAGTGCCAGCACCCGCATTTTGAATCGTTGCAAACCCATTACCAGCGACGTTTTGCAGCTTTAAAGGGAGGCCAGCGTGTATTTCGACAGCCGTATCGACATAGGCAGTGCCGGAGAGGTAAAGGTCTTTGAAGCGTGTTGAACTGTTTCCTAAGTCGTGAGTGTTATCATTTAATGCACCTGACCCACCTGCCGGAAGAACACCTGACCCGCCTGATGGAAAAGCAATACCACCAAAAGAACTGTCGCCTATAAATAAACGGTCTGTATTAACCCCAATACTCCCCACAGTGGTGCTGTCTTTGGCGAACTCAATAATATCTCCATCTGTGGTCAGACGATTTATGTAGAGTGGACGACCAGCGAAAGTTTGGGTAATTGCGCCTTTTGTTGACCCACCATAAATAACCGTTCCTGCTGTAGTAGAACTTGTGTCAGTTCGCCCCACCAGCAAATTTTCTGAACTATCAATCGTGATGGCGTTGGCATCCGCATTGTCGTCGAT